GTCGATTCTATAAGAATATTTTGGAATCAAAAAGTCTCTGTGCTCCTGTGGGAGATGAGATGGTAAGACAGGCCTATGAAAATCACAGGGCCTCTCTTTGCCGTTCCCCGGAAGATGTTCTTCGAGTTCCCGAACATACGTTGAAGGAACTCTTTGAGTATGGGGTAAAAGTGGGAAAGTTTGTGAATAGGGTATATACTCCCTATCGCACCTGTCCTCCCAATACCCGTGCAACTTTAGAACGAAGTCGTCGAAAAGGTGGAGCTCGCGGAGCCCTCTCTGCACAACGTGAAGTGCAGAGGGGCCCGCTGTATCTCCCTCTGATCTCTGAAGCAACGCGTCCTGAGCCATTTGTCATAGCTCTCTTTGGTCCTCCGGGATCAGGGAAGACGACGACAAGTCAAACGCTGTTCAGAGTTCTAGGAGGTGCTCTATTTCCGGAGGTTCCGGAAATAGATCTCATCTATAGTCGTTCTTGTTCCACGAAACATTGGGACGGTTATAAGGGTCAGCCCATTGTCATTCTTGATGACTTTGGGCAGGATCAGTGTGATCGTTCCGATATTGTGGAATTTGAGCAACTTGTCTCCGTTAATCGTTATGTAGTTCCCATGGCGGATTTGGAGAATAAGGGACAACTGTTTATTAGTCCCATAATTATTCTCACTTCCAACATGGGATACGGTAGTGTCATTCGGAATTCTTCCGAGGAACCGGTCGTAGAGGATGATATTGCTGTCTGGCGACGTATGCATTTGCCAATTTGTCTAATGGCGGCGCAGAAGTCTTCAGGACAGTTATATCAAGTCTATAACCGGTCTTCCCTCGGAGGGAGTCCGGGGCAACATCAGACGTGGATGGGGAAGTATGTGGGAGTTCCCACAAATGGGAGTAGGAGTGTGTGGAAACACACCTACTTTCAGCCCAACGTAGATTGGGTACTTCCCGATACTCTGACTCCTTCAGAACTGTTTGCTCGTGCATTGCGAGAGTTTAATTCTCATATTGACTTTCACCATGCCGAGCTTAGCTCCAATTGGAAGCAGAGTGTCACTCGGGTTCGAGTGAACGTTTCTCAATCCGCAGAGCCATTTTACAATGTCTCCGTGGGAAGGATTAACGTTGCCCGGACACCGAATGACATATCCATCTCTCAGATTTTTCCCCGCTTCCCCCCTTACCATCCTCCTGTGGTTCAGGCAGTTGCCATTACAGAACCACTCAAGGTCAGGATGATTACAAAGGCGGAAGCTGATACGAAAGTACTCCAACCTTTTCAATGGGCTTTATTTGAGTATTTAAAAACTCAGCCCCAATTCTCCCTCACCCATGGTGTTTCCCGTGGATTTGATGGAGAGTTTGATGATAAATTGGAGTGGATCTACCGTATTGAGAAGGAAATTTCCCACATTCAGGCTCAAAAATCTCCCGAAGACCGTTGGCTGTCTGGTGATTATACCAGTGCCACAGATAATTTTCCTATGTCTGTGACAAATGCCTTGGTTGAGGGAATATTGAGCGAGATAACACATGAGCCCACGCGTGCGTGGGTTCGATATGAAGTCTCTAGTCATGAGATTTGTTACCCGGATTTACCACCGGGAAGGCAGACCTCAGGACAACTAATGGGAAGTCTTCTCTCCTTTCCTCTTCTCTGCTTTCTGAACGATTACATTGTTCGTTCATCTGGCTTTGATCGAGGAAAATACATGATTAATGGAGACGATGTGGTGGCGTGCGGACCTCCTCATGTCATAGATGACTGGAAGGCACGGGCTCCGACCGTCGGTTTAGATCTCTCCCTGGGAAAGAACTTCATTGACGATCATTTTTGCACCGTGAATTCACAGCTCTTCTATGACGGAAGAGTTCAACATACAGGCAAAGTTTCCTGCCAGACCCGTCATGGAAAAACTCTCTCCCGATGTTTCTCAGAAGTTCAATTTTATTATGGAACTAATGATCGCATGCGGAGGGAGTTTATTCGTAGGAATATCCACGAACTGAGGAATTGCCCTCAGTCTCTGGACGTTCCCACAACCCATGGCGGTCTGGCACTGGTCTTTTCTGGACGTGAGGGGGTGGATTTGAGTTTGGCGAAAAGGGTTTACCTTTCCAAATTTTTATCACCCCTCCTCCAGAGTCGGCCGGTTCCTGGCTACGACTTTCTTCGGGCTCTCCAAATCCCTACAGGACTCTTCAGTGATGAAGAGTACAAGTTGGGAGGGGGAGATCCCATTGAGAATGTCTCTCAAGAGCTCCTTCTTTCACTGGAGGATTCTCCTGAGAGTGAGTCACGTGACATGACTCACCAGGATCTGAAACTTTATCAGGACGTTACCGC